TACTTCCATATAGTCCAAATTTTTTTAGCCAATTTGTGGAGCTGTTAATGCAACTTGTGTTGACTCAGTTGAAGCTAAATCAAGTGGGAAGTTGTGAGCGTTACGCTCGTGCATTACTTCAAAGCCAAGGTTCTGTCTATTAACTATGTCAGCCCATGTAGGTATAACTTTGCCATTAGTATCAACTACTGATTGGTTAAAGTTAAAACCGTTAAGGTTGAAAGCCATAGTGCAGATTCCCATGGAGGTAAGCCATATGCCAACCACTGGGAAAGTAGCAAGAAAGAAATGTAAAGAACGAGAATTATTGAAAGAAGCATATTGAAAAATTAGTCTCCCAAAGTACCCGTGTGCAGCGACAATATTATATGTCTCTTCATCTTGCCCGAACTTATAGCCATAGTTCTGCGATACGTCCTCTGTTGTTTCTTTAATAATAGAGGAAGTAACAAGACTTCCGTGCATAGCAGAGAAAAGAGCTCCACCGAATACCCCAGCAACACCGAGCATGTGGAACGGGTGCATAAGGATATTGTGTTCTGCTTGGAATACGAACATGAAGTTAAAAGTACCAGAAATACCAAGAGGCATACCATCACTAAAACTCCCTTGTCCGAAAGGGTAAACTAAAAATACTGCTAGAGCTGCTGAGACTGGAGCTGTGTATGCCACAAATATCCAAGGTCTCATACCTAGTCTGTATGATAGTTCCCATTGTCTGCCTGCGTATGCAAGCACGCCTATCAAAAAATGAAAGACGATAAGTTGGTATGGTCCACCGTTATATAACCATTCGTCTAAGGTTCCGGCTTCCCAAATAGGGTAAAAATGTAGTCCGATTGCGTTTGAGGAGGGGACGACTGCTCCTGATATAATATTGTTTCCGTATAATAACGAGCCAGAAACAGGCTCACGTATGCCGTCTATGTCTACAGGCGGTGCTGCGATGAAGGCGAGTATAAAACAAGTTGTTGCTGCTAATAAGCAAGGGATCATTAGCACACCAAACCAACCTACATATAGGCGGTTCTCTGTACTTGTAACCCATTGGCAAAATCTTTCCCAGTTGCTAGTGCTAGTACCTCTTGTTACAGAGATAGCTGCCATTAGAATACTCCGGGTATGATTTGTCCTGTTGTTGCGTAGGCTCCTACAGCTGCTACGAATCCGAGCATTGCTGCCCAGCCATTAAATCTTTCTGCTTCTGGTGACATTAGTTTTCTTTGTGGTAATAATTGTATAGGGGGTTCGTTTGGGTAGATGTTTTCTCTACCATCAATATCGGTAGTAATCATTTTTTCTTTTTATATGGTTTAGCTGTCTTTGCAGATCTTACAAAGTTAGCTTTTGTGGGAGCACCCTTTGATCCGGGTTTCCTCATCTTTTCGCCAGAGCCAGCGGCGATCCGCTTTCTCTTGGCGTGTATGTTTGCGTACAAGCCTCTCTTAGCCATTAGCGTTTTTTGCCTCCGTGTTTGCAGCCACACTTGCTGCTCTTTTTGGTTTTCTTTTTGTATGCCATTAGCATTTCCATCGTCGCATAGCAAGTGCCTTACGTGTAGGCTTGCCGTTCTTTCTCATCGGACCCTTCATGCCTCTAAAGCGAGCACAGAACGAGCGTTTGCGTGGACCACCTCCGGGCTGTGGAGCCTTGAGGTTGGAGCCGGTAGCCCGATTGTATTTTTTTCTACCGGCTGCTGTGAGTCCTCCCTTTCGACTCTTGTGTTTACCAATTCTAAGGGAGACGTTTCTTTTACGGACTCTTTTCTTACGTGCCATTACACTCTTCTTAATCTATCTTGAACTTGAAGTAAGTTCTCGTCCTTTCGATTCATGTAATCAATCAACCAGTCAGGAGCTAGGTTGTCACCAGAACTAGCTGGTGGTGAGTTTCTACCGACTCCGGGTTTATCATGTGTAGCTATCATCATAGAGTTATTATCATTTGTTTCATTCATAACTCGATCTGTTCCGGGACCTCCGCCGGGAATCAGATCTCCATGTATAGCAGGGTCGTATCCTCCTTCTGGTATCAACTCTCCATTATCAAGATAGTAAGCTTCTCCACTTAAATCTACGAAGGCTCCACTTGTAGTAGTGTATCCACCTCCGGGAAAGTTTGGAGTTCCAGCTATCATCATACCTTGATTTGCCATAGGACTAGACTTTGTATCCTCTGTCTCTACCTTATCTAAGAAAGGTAACATCCACTGGAATGGTACTTCATTACGATTAGGTAAGGCTTTAGTACCTTCTAGTCCATTACTTTTTCTCCACTGTTCTACGAAAGCTTTTGTTTCTCCGTAGACATCACGCTTTGCTATCTGTCCTTCCATCTCTGCTCTGCGGTATGCTTGCATCTGGAGCAGACTATTGATACTATCGCCTCTAGCCATAATTAATACTTTTTCTTAATTTTTTTTCCAGTTTTTTTAGCAGCTGTCTTTGCTGCTTTCATCCCTGCTTTGGTGTAGGGATACTTCTTTCCGTTTACGTTTGGCATTAGAAATTTACGTTTGGTGATCTTTCAAGTTTGTCCATTATATCTCTACGATATGCTGGATCGTTTTCGTAACGTGAATCTGCCATAGCAGCTACAACTTCTGCTTGACTACGGAACTGATCGTTACTTTGTTTAGGTGCTTTACCTTGTACCATGTTGCCATCATATCCTATTGCATCATTGTATGCGTATGCTAAAGATCTAACAGCAAAGAAGGCAGCTAGTGGATCTCCTTTCTGCATGACAGCATCAAACATCTGTACCTCTTGTTCGTTCAGAGATTTCTGTGCCCAGTCTATCATGTTTGTGTAGTTAGCATCACCACCTACAATACCTTTAAGTTGTGTGATCTCTTCTGTAGAAAAGTCACGTCCTCCTTCTTGAGGTTCTGCTTCTTGGTTTTGTCTGTAATCTAGATACATATTAGCTAGCTCAGTAGAACTCATCTTGCTAATTTCTTCTGTTAGTTCTGGGCTAAACTCTTCTCGTGATGTAGCTTCTTCCCAGATTCTATCTAGTACAGTTTGCTCTGCTTCTTCTGTTTGTTCAGCCTGCTCTTCGGCTGGTGCTTCTTCTTCTTTGTTGTTGCTGAGTTTTTGTTGCAGCTCAAGATAACCCTTCTCTAGCTCTTCAGCATTTTTATACTTGCCTGCTAGTAGTTGTTCTTGAGCTTGCTCCATCTTCTCACCAACTTGTAGAGAGTCTTTCTCTTCTTCTGAAAGATTGTCGATACTTGTTGTCTCGACGTTGGACTCCATAGTTAGTGTTTCTGCCATTATTGTTGAGGTGGTTGTTGTTGTGGTTGTCCTTGTTGTGCTGCTTGTATAGTAGCTGCAAGCTGCGGATTCTTAGTAGGATCAAGGGCTGGTGATTTCATCAACGCTGGTGTAGCACGTATAGCTTCCATCTCAGCGTCTTGTGCTAACTGTTGTTGCTCTTTCTGTTGTACTTCTTCCATGCTCTTCACAAGATTCAGTACATCTATACCTTGTGCAGCTGCAAGTCTCTTGACTACTTCTTCTGGATTTATATATTGTCCTATCGCTTCTGGTCCCATTGTCTGAGCTATAGTCTGTAGGAACTGAGCAAGTGCTGCTGCATCTTGTCCTCTACCTAGACTATTTATACCAGCTACGATGATAGGTTTGACCATACCTTTTGGTAAGCGTGGTATCTCTCCTGTTTTCTGGAAGATACTAAGCTTTCTATTGAGATAGGGTACTAGGAACTCTACAGTAAGCAACCCGAATAGTCCGCCAAGCTGTTGCTCTAGTTCCATCTGTGTCATGCGTACCTCTTCAGCTGTGGTTCTCTCTGACTGCCGAACTGACAGAATCAGGAACGCTTCGTTCAACCGCTTCTCGAGTGTCTGCATGTGCTGCAATGCCGTAGCAAAGTCAGCAGTTTTGCCAACTTGTATCACGCCTATGTCATCAGGTCTACCCTGTACTATCGCACCGTTACCAGCTTGTGCTAGTGTCTGTGGTTTTGTAGTACTAGATGGTGAGACAGTAAAGACTACCTTTGCTGCTGCTGCAGATCCTTCTACGATAGCTTGAGACAATGCTTCAAGAGACTTGAGATCTCCGATGAACTGTCCTACTCTACCTCTACCATATGCTTCTCCATCTACTGTATTGAATCGTAGTGGTAGCCATGGTGTAGCATCTACTGGTGCTTTACTTTCTGATCCTTTGAGTCGTTTGTTGTTGACTTCTTGATGCCACATAAA